AATTTGTAATACCAAATAACTTTCTATCATTATCTAAATATTCACTTATAATAATTACTTCAATCCTATCATCTTTTGATTTCCAAATATGCATAGACTTACCTTCATATGTATTATCATACTCAAAATCCATATTCTTAGATGCAAAATATTCATGTAAGAATTCTATACATTTGTTAAATTCTGGGTCCATATTTATTATTCTAATTGTTTTAGATGTATTTTTAATAATATCCATTACAAATACTGGAATTATTTGGTCAAGTTCAGCAGTAAATTCTTTTAAAATAGTTTTACGAGGTGCACTACCAATTCCAAAATATGTATAATCTACATGCTTCTCTTTCAAGTGATTAACTAGCAAATTCCAAAACGAATCCATTTTTAATTATTTAATTCCAGTAATTAATATATTTTTTTTCAATTTTGATGATATGAGTAAAAAGTTAATTCAAAATCTTCATAATACATACGTCAGAATTATGCCTAGTAAAACACATGGTGTAGGTGTATTTGCTATAAAAGATATACCAGCTGGTGTTTTTCCATTTGAATATGCTGCAAATAAATGTGGATTAGATAAATTCACTAGAGTGCATAAAGATAAATTAAAAGATGTTGATAAAAGTGTTATTAAAATGTTAGATGATTTTTTAGGTACAGACGAAACTGGTTATTATGATATACCATCTCAAGGATTAAATAGTATGGATATTTCGTTTTATATGAATTATTCAAGTAAACCGAATATAGATATAATTAATGATAATAAATGTAATTTTGTTGTTTTCAAATCAAATAGATTAATAAAAAAAGGTGAAGAATTATTTATAGATTATAATAAATATAATTAATTCAAAAAGAAACTTGGTACCTCACAATTAATATTCACATATTTACACTTTTTATTCGAATCAAAATATTTTAATAATTTACTTATATCTCTTGGATACACTTTCTCTTCCTGATAATAATTTAATTGTAATGACCTCCTATCAAATAAATCTGATTCATTCCTATACAAGTTATTCTCAAAATTTTCATCTTGAACAATTGGATCGGTAGGACATGCATCCAAATTATCATTTTCCATTAGCGTATTTCCATATGGATTATCTATCGATGATTCACGACAGGGCTTAGTCTTTGGAGTTTTCTTACTAAAATATATAATAGCAGATATTCCTGCAAATACTAATCCTACACCATTATTACCATATAGAAACATAATTAAACTAATATATAATGCAAACATAACTAATCCATCTCTATCTGTTGGATCAAAATGTAATAATTTTTTAATATCAATATTTTCCATTAATATTAAGAAATATAAAATTCATTATATTTACGCAAGTTTCTGATTCTCTAAAAATGATTCTAAACTCTTCATTTGTTCATCTGAAATATTACCTTTCGCTCTATCTTTTCCAATTTGAGACATCATTCTTGATGTAAATCTTCCCATTAATTCTTTAATTGAAATTGTACTACCATCTTTATACAATTTAGATCTCTTTAATGTATTTGATAATTCTTCATCTTTGTCATCTTTAATAACTTTTGAACCAGCTATTATATCATATATTGATAATTGTCCTCCTTCAACAAATTCTTGTAATTTATCTTGTGCTTTTTCAATAACAAAGTCTAAAATTGTATCCATTTTATCTTTGCCATTTGCTCTATCATAATCTTCTATTAATTTACTAATAATTTCTAATAAATATTTCTTTCCTTTTTCTGCATCACCCTTAAGTGCTAATTTATCAATAACATTATTAATATCTATTTTATCTAATCCTGTTGATGCAATAATATTTTTAATTTTATCTGGTGTAATACTCTTAATATCTTGTAATTGAGCTACATTAATTCCTGTAAAATCAATCTTATCTAATCCTGATACTGATAAAAATTCAGTTAATATTGATGAATCAATTTTTGAAATCATATTACTAATTCTCTTTACATCAATTGTTCCCTTTTTCTTTCCTAATCCATCTAATTTATCTAATAACATATCAATTTGAATTTGTTTCTTTGTTTCCTGTGCATCAGATACAATTAATTGAATCATTTGAACGGTTTCCCAAATAAAACTATTTAATTCTTCATCAATTTTGCTATCAAATAAATTATATAAATTAATTTTTGGCATAAATACTACTTTGTAATTCTTATGAAATAATAGTTTTTCACGATTTAATAAATACTTAAATAATTTTTCATCACTAGAAACTTTTTCATAAAATGTTTTAATTTTTTCTTCTACATCAAATGTTTTAACATCTAATTCAATATCTACTAATTTGAATTTATTAAAACTTTCAATAAATTCTACATATCTTTTCTTCGCCAAATCAGGAATTATAACAACCATATTATATGATATGAATAATATTATAATCTTTAAATCAAAAAACATTATTTCATTATCTTTTTCTGTTAATCATTCTTATCAATCTAATTCTTTGTTCATTATTCTTTTTCTCTGTTTCATCCACTATATTAGCTGTAACTTCAGTTTCATTTAAAATTAATTTACTTGAATTTGCTCCTTCATAACTTTTTTCTGTATTTTTATCATCAATAAATGTATAAACATCTGATATCTTTTTAATTTCTTGTATTGGAATTCCAAGTTTATCTTGTGGACTTGGTTCCGTTAAAGGTTGTTCTTTATTCCTAACATTATTTGTTTTAATATCAAATAACTGTGTTGATTTAATCCATGCACGAACATTTGGTCTTTCAATTGGCATTGTAATATTTGGTACAATAATTGCTGGTAAATTACATTTATATAAACACTGTTTTAATATTGGATTGAGTTTATTTATATCCACTCTTTGTTTATCTATTAATTGAAACGTTGATAATAAATTATTATTTTTTAAATCTTGAATAATATCATTACAAAATTCATCCGTTGAATCGTATAAAAAAAATCTTCTTTCTGTCATAATATTTATATATATTAATCATCTTTAAATGAAAATTTTAAAATCTTTTTATTTCTTTATTATATGGCAGAATCTTCTGAAAATATACTACAAGCACATTTTAGAATTCATAAATCATTGATTTTTATGATATCTTGTTATGATACTGATTATGCATATACTTATTTAAATAACTTGAATAACAACACTTTCAAAAATTATTTTAAAGTTATCAAAACAAATGATTCCGAAATTATAAATGAAGTTTACGATAAAACTGATGATAAAATTATTATTTTTGTTACTAAATTACCTACACCTGATGTATATATTTTTAATTTTATTAATGAAGTCTATCATATTCATTTAGCTGTTCCCAGTTCTTATGCAAAAGATTTAAAAGATTTTGAATTATATAAATCTGAAATTCAAAAAGTTCCTATACGTAAATTCATTAACGTTAAAGATAAACGTAAAATTTATGATAATAATATTGAAGATAAATTATACGATACTATGATTCAATTAATTGATGATAAATTAAATGATAAAAAAGAAAAATTTAAACGTATGCCTCAAACTGGTGGTAAATTAATTTTATATGGTGAACGTTCTATAAACTAATTAAATCTAAATCTAATTGTTTCGCCAAACTATTCACTGATTTAATTAATACTTGAATACATTCATTAAAAATTTCTTTAATATTTCCCTTACATTTATATCTAATTTGCATATTCCTAGTAGATATAATTGGTTGATAATCACCTGCAAATTCCATTTCTGGATGCACTTGTAATATATATCCTAATATCCCCCCTAATGTCATATCTTCATTCGGTAATTGTAAAATCCCCTCTTTTAAACTATCTTCTGTTACTTTTTCATTCACTAAATTATCCAAATATTCAAATCTCATGATTACACATGATAATGCTCGACGCATTGCTTCTTTTTCTGACATTTGTTGCTTAGATTCATATCCCAATATAAATGTATTTTCTTCAACTTGATCATATGCACATGCAGCAACTGGTTCATAAATAGCAGGAATATCAAACTTTTCTTCCAAATTTAATCCTAATTCTGCTTTACATGTACATTCAAATTCTTCATCATCATGTAATTTTACTAATAATAATGGTCTAGGATACGGTGATTTAATTTCTTTACCTTCGTAATAAAATTTTGCCATATCTGTAGTAACTGCTACTGTTTTACCTGTTTTATTTTTATATGATACATACATTGTTAAAAAATTATCTTCTATATTTTCACCATCATATAGTTGTAAAAACTTTTTAACCGATTCTTCATCGTTTTTTACATACATAATCGGCATATTCGAAAATCTTTCTCTAATTTGATCATTGTTAATAATACTACTATTCTTTTTAATTGTAATATTTTTTGATGGAAATGCATATATTGGGATATATGTTTTTAATATTCTTCGTAACATATTTGCATATTGAAAAGTAATATTCTCTAATTTAATTTTAATATTAGAATTACTATAATCGTCTTTGCATTTATTTAATTCTACTATAGTAGCCTTGAGTTTTGTTAACTTCTCCATTCTTATAATAATATTAATTTATTTTTATATATATTAATATTATCAATTTTCTTCTTACACCCAGAAATAATCAACTAATTTATTTGTCCATTCATTCAATAATTTGGTATCTGTTTCAAATACCCTAATTTCTTGACTTAATTTCCATACTTCTGATGCTGTCATCTTGTATTTTAACATCTTTCGTACTTCATTAATATTAATTGGCTTCATTTTATGAATACCCTTCATCTTACCTAATGTATAAAAAATTAAATTATATGTCTTATTCTTTCTAAATGTAGAATCAAATAACTCTTCATTACGATGCACCATATTATTATTGTTAAATTTAAAATAAATATCCAATAGTCTTTGTGCTACATATGTAAACATACATGATAATAATCCAATTGTATCTATATTTACTTCTAAATCTACATTCGTTTTATCTACTGTATATACCATTTGATTATTTTTAGTTACATATTCTACTAATAAATCTTTCTGATACAAATGAATATACAATTCTTGCTTTGTCTTGTATCCTGGATTTAATTTAAGTAAATCACTGTATCCAGGATGCAATACCTTACATAAATGTCCTGCATGTTCAAATATAAATCCTTCCATCTTTAATGTCTTATCCTCTAATTTATCTTTAATCGTTTCTGCTGATAATAATTCATTCTTTACAATACGTCCAATATTATTTTCAGTATACGAGTAATTATTGTTACTATCACGTGTAAAGAGTAAAAATAACTTGGCATATTTTTCTCCAAATCGCTCCAAATATGACATGTTAAAACAACTTTGCCAATGCACTAATTCAAAATAATATTTATTATCTTTATTCATTTGATTTTCTAATTCTGATTTTGAACTACCTAATACAGTAAGACATTCTTCAAACATTTGTCCATGTGATAATTCAGATTTCTTGCCATAAATAAATTGGTGAGTGTTATACATGCTAATATTTCGACGTGTTGCGTAATACCATTTATCGTTGTGAAAAAATACTGAAATTAAAGTTCCTTCATGGGATTCTGAAAATTTTGTCTCAGGTGTAAAAAATGGATTGGCTTCATCATATGTCAAATATTGTAAATTAGAATGAGAAAAACATACAACTTTACCTGTATCTAATTGTAATACAATACTACGACATGCATTGTAAATATCCCAACGTGTATATTCTTGAGATGATTCCGTAAAGATTTGAACTAAATTATCTTCAGGATACTTTTTAAAATGAATACGGAGGTTAGATGATTTACCCACCATATTTGAATATATAAATTCAATTAATTCTTCCACTACAAATGGAACATTATTATTTTGATTGTTAGCGATATAATTATTGATTACTTCCATTTTGATTTATTCTATTTATATATAATCTCGATATTCCTTTATAACAATAAATTCTAAGGAATTTATCTCGCTACGCTCAGTTCGCTAAAGCTCACCGTAAATGATATCCGTAACTGTGAGTGAAACGAACCGAGCTTGCGAGATAAATTTGTAAAAATTTATTGTTATTTTTTCATTATTGATAGTATAGAGAATAATCATGTTTATAAATGAAATAGATAAATATATCGAATTACAATTTACTTTAGTTAAATCATACCTTGATGAGCACAAGTATTCAAAAAAAGTTAAAGATACTGGATCTTTTATAGATTATTATCAAAAAATTATTAATCAAATAGACTATTCCAAAATTCTTAAAAATATCAAAGACGATAAGAATATAGTTAAAATTAGAAATATTATCGAGAAATATATATTATTTTACTTATTATTAAATCTATGCATTAAAGAAGATAATTTATATGATGAAGACGAAAAATTATTTGTTGAAAAACTATTTAATGTCTCTAATAGTTTACCTATTATTGATAGTGTTGCTATTGGTGATTTAGTTGAAATTTATCAATCATATTATATCTGTTTAACCTTACTAAAATTCTTAAAAGAAAAGAAAGAATTAACTATTAATGAAACAAATAAAGAAATTATTGAATTATTTAACAATATTGGTATTGATACAGTTCAAAAATACTTTGATTTGAAACAAAATGGATTACATAATATTTTATTAACTTTACTTGTAACTAAAATATATGCTAAAACTGATAAAATAGAAATTGCTAGAATTAATGAAGAAAATGAACTTGTTAATGCTGATTATAAATATATTGATATAGTTGAAGCTAGAATTCAAGATATTGATTTTGCTTCTATGGAAATGTTATTTGATATCGAAAGTCGTAAAATTGGTTATCCTGAAGATTACTACAATTTAATTCAAGAAAATAAATTAATTATGTTAGGTGATGTTGAAGAAAATTTAAATCCTGAATATGCAATTCAATCAAATTTAGTCTCAAATGACAGAAAAATTGGATATCTATTTCATAAAAAATTATTAATTCCTATTACTGATGAAATTTTACGTTATCATGTTAAAGAAGCTAAATATGAATCACAACAAGGTGGTGATAAAAAAGAAAATACTAGAACTAATGATACAAAATTAAATTATATTGTAACTAAAATAAATAATGTTATTGAAAGTGCTAGAAATCCTGCTAGTAAAAAATTATATTATCAACCATTATTCTATCGTCAAGCAGTACCTTATAATGATATTGAAGAAATGAAAATATTAAAAAAATTCTCTGATATTGGTCGTGTTAATGCTGAAAATGTTTCAAGTTTTAATGATTTATTATCTTTTAGAATTTACAATTATATTAATTATCAAGATTTTGCACATTTTGGATTCTTTCATAAACATAATTATACTACTGATGCATTAAGATATACTAATTTTAGATTTAGAAAACATTCAAACAATACAATTAAAAATAAAAATGATATGCAATGGAGAGTTATTACACATGATAATTTTAGAATAAATCCTCAACATAATTTTAATAGTGCAATTGTTGGTGTAGCCTTTCCAAAATATGTTAATTTTTTACCTTATGATATTAGATGCTTAAAAATTAGTAATTCTATTAATGTCAGACGATATAATTTAAATGGATATAATATTACAAAAGATTTATTATCAAAATTAATTGTTGAAAATAAAATTTTTAACAGAACACCATTTTGGATATTTGATGCTAAAACTGATAAATTTACTCAAGAAACATATGATGATATTAATAATTCAAATCAACAAATATTCTTTAAAAAATTAATTGCTAACGTTTATAATGTTATTGAAGATTTAACACAACAAAGAATTTTAAAAGAATTTGAAAGTAATGCTCCTCTTACTTTATATCAATCTAATCAAATTTTAGATATTATAACCAGTCGATTAGTTCCAATACCAATTTATTCTGAAAAAATGGCTAATATTAATTTTGCACGATATTATACTTATTTACCACAACGTTTAAACATTGTAGATATTAAAGAAATTACATTCACTAACAAAGAGTTAGAAAAATTACCTGTTTACAAACCACCTAAAAATTTAAAAGTAAATGTTATTAGTATTGAAAAGAAATCATCAAATCAAATTGATATATTTGAAGATGCAACATGTCAACATACCATTACATTAAATTATATTAAAAGAACCAGAGAAAGAGACCCTACATTATTCACCAAACAATTAAATGACTTTTTTAAACAATATGTTGTTGATAAAATTAATAATAATTATATTTGTAATAGTTGTTCACAATTTATTGATATTGATAAATATATATCTGAATTCGGTGATTTAATTAAAATTAATGCAGAATCTCGTATACCTTTAGAAGAACAAAGACGTTATGAAAAATTTGGTAAAGCAATTAATGCTCTTGATAAAATCATTGAACGAATGGGTTCTATTTTTAATTTAGGTGAATACATGGGTAATACTCCTCCCAGTATCTTAAAACGTAGAGAAACAATTCGTAATTTATTAGATATACTTCTATCTTCTCAAGATATTCGTTCTAAAAATCCTACTGATTTTGATAAAGATGTAAAAATATTAGAAGATGTAGTCGGTGCTAAATACAGTGAATATTTTGCTTTCCCTGTTGAAAACGATATTTTTGTATATTCTAGTAGAGATACTGATAAATTTAAAAGAAGTAAATATAATACTATCTTAACCCATATTGCTGTATTAATGATTTTAGATATTAGTATTGGTAGTATTAAATTTTTCAATACAGATAAATTAATTAACATTACTATTTTTGATAAATATGGTCTTACTACACTTGATAATCTTAAATTGCGTATTAATACTGCTAATGATTTAGTTTATTTAGGTAATTATTTATTATTAGGTTATGTAATTTATTATATGTCATCTATGATGATTCGTATGAAAGTTTATGAAACTGAAGATCCTAATATTGATGTTAAGAAAACTATACCTCCTTTAGATAGATTACGTATTATGCATTCAATTGTTCATTTACTAGCAATTATTATAGATAGAAAAAATAAAACTTCTGATTATTTGTATGAAATTCTTGCAAATAACTATTTTATTAAATTATCAAATGTATTTAATACTAATTCACCAGATAATTTTAATGCATCTTTGAATGAGATTCGTTATCTAAGTCAAAAGAAAATAGATAATACACCTACTAAAAAATTAAATACTAAAAAACAAATTTATTATGAAATTAAAGGTGTATTAGTTCCATATGTTCCTTTCAAATCTGAATTTATTACTGAAACATTAAATTTAAATTATTATCCAAATAAAAAAGTTATTGATAATTTTAAAATTTCTGAAAATGAAATGGATGAAATTGTTAAAAGAAATTTATTAAAAATGTACAAAAGAGAAACATCATTATTAAAATTAAATATTGATGCAACTAAATTAGAAAAATATGATTTAAAACAAGTCCTTGAAGTTCGTCAAAAATATATTAATATGGTTCTTGATAACATTGAAAAACAACGAAAAGAATTAAATATTAATAAAATAAGAATAGAAAAGACAATTAGTAAACTTGCTAAAATATCTGAACAATTAGAAACTAGTTTATTACCTTTTGATGAATTATTAAATTTATTTATTGATAAAATGGAAAAATATATTGGTGATAATCAAACAATATTCAAAGAAGATTATTATTTACGTAAATCTGTTTTTATTATTAATCATGATATTTATGGTATAGGTATTAAACCATTTAAAATAGATAAAATTACTATTAAATATAACGATTCAGTTACTAAATCAGATGTAATTATATATAGAGAAAAAAGCACTGAAAGATATTATGATATATATAGTTTAGCATATCTTGGATACAAAGATAACAATACAGATTTTGTAAAAGTTAAAAATCATCAATATTTAGTAATTAAACATTCATTGATGGATAAAATTAAATATATTGGATTATATAATAGATACATTAATATTTTACCATTAGAACAACAAGCTAATTATAAATTTAAATATCGTGGTAATGTTATTTATGATGATAATGAATTAATACATAAAATAATTGTAAATAAAACAAATCAAGATAAGATATTAATCGAAAAATTTCAAAGAATTATATTTTCAATTAGAAATAAAAAAGAAATAAAAGAGAATAAAGAAGAAAAAATAGTTTTAACTAAAGAACAATTAATAATTAATGAATTTTTACCTAGATTACAATCATTAAAAGTATTAAGTCCTGATTTTACTCTATTTTTACAAAGTTGGAAAAAAATCTGTTTTGGTTTTACTGTTAAACCATTAAAAGAAATTAAAATAAAAGATAATTACATTAATTCTGATGATATTAATGAAAATAATAATTATAATGTATTGATTCGTTATTTATTAGTACAATTAATTAATTTGATTGAAATGAATAATGATAAGGTTAATATTAATTTATGTAGCTTAATTGCTATTATATTTGATAATATGTGGGAAGAATATGAAGTTAAAAATAATTATGAAATTAATAAATTTTTATTATTACTATATACCGGTGTAGAAGACTATTTAATTAGTTTATCTGGTGTAGCTGATGTTGTAGGTGAAGATCCTGTAACATCTGAAGATATTGCAAATATGACTGATGAACAAAAAGAAAAATTATCAGAACAAGCTGAAGATGATAAAGAAAGAGAAGATGCTATTGATTATGAACCACCTGATCCTGAAGATTTAGATATGGGTGAACAAGAATTAATTATGGATGATAGAGAAAATGAATAATTATTATAGTTTTGATTTAAAGCAATATTTAAATAAAAACATATAAAATGTCTGACACGAAAGATTACTTATATGAAGATCCTGCTGTACCTAATCAAAAATATGTATGTATTAGTATTTTAACTCCTAAAAATTTTAAAGATTCTAAAACTACAATGAGCACACTTAAAGTTCGTGGTTGCTATGAATCATTTGAAGAAGCATCTAAACGTGGTGAATTTTTAAGAAATATTGACCCTCATATTAATGTTTACGTTGGTGAAGTTGGTAAATGGTTACCATTTGATGATGACCCAGAAAAGGCCAAACAACAAGAATACCAAAACAAACAACTTAATGCCATGATGAAAGGTTACTTAGAAAACCAAGAAAGAGCCAAGGAATTCCATGAACAACGCAAGAACGAATTAATTCTCAAGACACTCAAAGAAAATGAAGAAAAGGAAAAGAGACGTGCAGCTAGAGATGAACGTCGCAAGAAAGGTGAAGTTGTAGATGATGATGCGGAAGAATCTGTATTCCAGCGTGAATTAAGAGAAAGAGAGAAGAAGGGTATGACAGTTGAAATGTTAGAAGATGATGATGAATCTAATAAAAATAAGGTTAAGGCAGAAGAGAAGAATCAAGTCTTTGACGAAAAGGAAAAAGATATTAAAGCTAAAGAAGAAGAAGTCAAAGAAGAAAAGACTAAATTACAACAAACACAAGAAGAATATAATAAATACAGAAACAAAACTGAACATATTCGTAAAGAACTTGATGAAGCCAGAGAAACATTCAATGCATTATTAGCAGCTGGTACAAAAGATCCTAAAGGAAAATAAATATAATTTATAATAAAAAATTATTATTATAAGTTATGATTAGTCAAACATTATTAATTATTGGTATTATTTTAATTACTATGGGATTTGCAAGAATGTATTATACTCGTGATAATTCTAAAGTAATTTATCGTTATATCCCACGTACTTTCAATGAAGATCAAGATAATCCTCCTGCATTAGGTGATATATATGGTACAATGTTTTATGGTATTGAACCGAGAGAAGGTGTTTATTATGAAGAAATTATTAGAAAGGCTAGACAAACGAATTAATGAGTTTTTATTTTATTTACAACAAAGTTTGCTGTTTTTTTAGGTTGACATAATTCATTAATATCAAATAAATTTTTCTTTTTACTATCTTCTTCTTGATAATTTTCACGATGAAATTGAATAAATTTACTACTACCAATAGGAAAAGATTCTTTTACTTTTGCTTTATACCAAAATACTCTTTCATTCAAATCTCTTAAATTACTACTATTATCTAATATCATTGTACCATAATTATCAGTTAATTGATTAAATAATGTATCAAATATTTCAAATCTTGGAAAAATACCTGCATAATGTTCAAATAATTTTCTCCTATTTGAAAAATTATCCTCTGCTAACATACACACAAAGTTAAATTGTGAACGTAATTCTGGTGGAATTGCCATACTATATTGTAATGCTAAAACAAACGTTATACCATAATGTCGACCTTCACAAAGAATACTAATTAAGCTTGGATCTTGAATCCATTCATGTTTTTTACTTTGTAAATCATCCATAATCAATATAATTCGATTATCTAATAATGTTTTACCTTTTTTATGTCTTTCAATATTCTTTTTCATAATTCTTTCTTGTCTATCTAATAATCTTGCTAATATTTCTGGATGATAAGTATGATGTATAAATGAAGATGGAAATACAGAATCATAAAATTTATTAATTCTATCTGTTGGTGCAATAATAACACCACATGGAATATCACTCATTACTGATAATATATCTCTAATTACCCAACTTTTACCTGAACCAGATTTTGCAATTATACAAATTCTTGGATTTAAAAATTTACCATCTTTTGAAAATCTTAATTTATTCATATCAAAATCCTTTATAGGCACTATTTTACCACCAACTGATATTTCTTTCATAATATCAGTTGCTATATTTTTTTATTAAAAATTACCAATATCAGTAAAAATTTCTTGATTACCCACATTTTGTTCCATTGTAATGTAATATAAAGAACCAAACAAAATTACAAATACAATTAAACTTCTTCTATTTAATGAAGCTGTTTTTCTAGCATTTATATAGCAATCTAAACGTTCTAATATATAATATATACTAGTACCAACTAGAGCTAAAATAAGAGGTTGCTTTAAATATTTTAAATATTCTTCCATATTATACATTTAGATGTGAAAAATATTTATACTTATTATCCTTATTGCTCATTTTGTTTTGATTTTTTGTTTCTGATTCATTTAAAGGTGATAATGCATTAATATTGCTATATTCTTCTATAACGTTATTTACTCCTGGTTCATAATATACAGATGATTCTGACATTGTATGATTTCTAGTATTTTTATTTCCTCCTGCCATATTCATTACTACTTTATTTAAATTTGATTGTGATTGTGGTTTCATTAAATTACCACTAGGACTTATTGCAATTTTTTCCATCTTTTCATGATCGGTTGCTTGTTGATTCAAAATAGAATCTCTTAATGTTTTTTCTGACTTTTCTGAAAAATTAATGATTTTTTTATTATCTTTTAACAATGAATTATGTTTAAATTCATCTGACTTTACTGATGATGCTAATACTTGCTCTAATGGTCTAGGTGATGATGGTGTAATATCTAATCTTCTTTTTTCTGATGCTAACATATTTTTAATTTGATTACTTTCTGATTTTAAATCAGTTGCTACATTACCACCATTTTGATTATTTTTTCCTAAATATGTTTTAATTGTGATTTGTAATGGAACCATCTTTCTAATTGCATTCTTAATACAATCTTGAATTATTTTAAATATTTCAGATTGATTTCTTTTAATATCTAATGCTGATTCACGATGAGAAAATAAGAAAGGTGTATTATAAAATGTTCTTGCACACTCAATATATACTAAATGAATAAAATTTTTAAAATCATCTTGAATATTTAATTCTTTTAATAGTTTATCATCATATTCAATATTAGTATTTGTTAATACAACAATATTTGCTTTAATAACTGCTTTTAATAAGTCTTCAATTGTTTTACCTAAATTATTTAATCTTATAATTCTTTGATATTCTGTATCTATAATATTTGGATTCCATTTTGGAACATCTGATAACATTATTTGAAATATTTTTAGTTCATCATTACCTTTTGATGCTTTTTTTGCTTCCTCGTATATATTTTGAATACCTTCATAAGTTAACGGATAAAGCGAATTCACTAAATGTATAGTATATTCCTGTTTTGTTTCTATTAAAAAATTCATATTTTATACCATCAAAAAAAACTACACGTTATTGCGTAAATAAACTTCGCTTCGCTGCGTCTCACTTTGTTCGTTTTTACTTCGTAAAATTTGACTATCGTCAAAGTTCGCTATGCTCACACTAGATGTTATTCTAATAATTTAAAAATATGTATTAATAAATTTTTAAATCCTTAATTGTTTGCTTTAGCAAACTGAGCGTTAGCGAATTTTATGCGAGTAGCATAAAACGAACAAAGTGAGAGGAGCTAAGCGAGTTTAAATACCCATTGTTACTGCATTAAAATCATAGTTATTACCACCACGTGAGTTCAAGTAATTTAATTCTTTGTGTGTTAAACATCTACAACCTTCTTCATTATCACCATCACCTAAATGACTGATATTAGATGAGTAATATGCTTTGTTTAAGTTAGGATCTGGTGTTTCACCTGATGCAGGAAAGAAAATGTTACCACAGCATGCTTTGCTGTAAATTGGTTCACCTTCACTTAATTGGTCATAGATTTCAAAGCGTTCTTTGTTTTTAAAATTATCATATCTCCAGAAAAATACACAATATACTATAAATGCAACAATTACTATTAATGTTATTTGGGAAGAGTTCATATACTTTATATATTTAAATAAATTTATTTCAGAATTAAAATTATTTTATTCTTTTGGATTTACTATTAATATAATTTTTTTTATTATCCAATTACCGCTAGAATCTTTTTTACGTTTAAAGAAATCAATTGTTATTTCATTATTCGTATATTTTTTTATTAACTTACGCAACATTGTTGGTACTTTTGTATCAGTAATAATTTTTTTATAGAATATTTCTGGTGTTATATGAAAATTATACTTTTTAGCATACTTATAATTCATATACGTAATTTCATCATACATTTTATCTAAATTATATTGTTTATAGTTTAATTTCTTTTTTAATGCTCTGATTACATAAAATCCTTCCGGTGCAACTATAATACTTCCTTGTACTATTCCTTCAACATATGATAATATAAATGTTTCTATATCAGGTAATGATGGTATTTCATATACAACTCCTACTTTTGCTCTTGCTCCAGGTGTTGGTGTAGGTGGATGTGTATGATATATAAATTCATAATCATCAGTATCATCTGGTAATATAGGGAAAAATATTTCTTTATCCATTTTATCTGTTTCTTTTCTTGTACTTACTATAATTCTTTCTAATCCATTATTATCAAAATCTAATAATCCACCATGTTCAGAATATCTTAAATATTTATGATGTCTATATTTTTGTTGACTTCCATCATGCATTAATGCATCTAATATTAGTAAGTCATTCCTTTCTATAACAAATACTTTCTTTTGTCCAACAAATTTATATTTATTAAATATCTTATGTGTTCTATTATAACTCATTAATAATTAACTATAAAAATAAATTTATAAATAAATTTATCTCGCTACGCTCGTTTTTACACTAATCGTGTAAAATTCGCTAACGCTCAGTTTGCTACGCAAACATTTAAGGATTAAAAAATTATTAATATATTTTTTTAAATTAAATAGAAAAATCATTACTGTTAACGAAGTTAACTGAGCGTAGCGAATTTTACACGATTAGTGTAAAAACGAACGAAGTGAGAGGAGCGAAGCGAGTTTATTTATCTGTATGCGTTTTATCTATTCTAATAATCGAATTGACATTCTTATTTGTTAAACCATAACTATACAATTTTTGATGACTCGATTTACTATTATTTAATAATCTACTTATAAAATGCATATCTCTTTGTGTTCTATTTTGAAATGATGATAATAATATATCTATATTCTTCTTATTAATATTTTTCAATGATGTCTTATTTAAATCTGAACTAAAATTTATCTTATAATTTTTTATTTCTGTTGTTTCTCCTTCATTCAATATATATGATACATATGCACATGCTAGAAATCCATGTATTGGCTGAAATTCCCAATTCTGTTCTGAATATATTCTAGTTTCTACCAAATCACTTTGTGATAAAATATCCGATATCTTAGCATACTTCTTTTTCTTTCTCGCTTGTTGTATATCTTTTGCTTCTATTGCAGTATGAAAATTCTCATACATCATTAATGGTAATAAAACTTTTTCTGATTTATAAAATCTCATAGCTTCTTCTATTGATTTAAATCTATCCATCAAGCTTTTATTAGCACTAAATAATCCAACTTCCACATTCTTTTTCATAGAAATAGTTAAATAACTTTGTAAAAAATTACGTGTAATTTTAATCTTGTTATCTTGAATAAATGTATAATACAAATCTTGTAAAATTATAATTAAACGTCTAATATCATATTGTGAATAATTTAATATATCTTTTACGGTTTGCATTGAATCAAATTTAATATTATATTTTTCAATAAATAGCTTACTAATAATTAGTAAATCATTTTCAGTTGGTAATGATACTCTAATATTATCACAATCTTGAGTATTTAATGTCGTAATTAATTTAGAATGATTTAGATTTGTTAAAAATATAATAGGTAAATACTTTTTACTACAATTTTGTGTAAAAAATTCTAAGATACTCTTTTTTTCACTTGGTGATGAGATTAAATTTGCATCATTAACTACTAATACCATCTTTTCATTTAATCCAGTAATAAAATCAGAAAAGAAATCCCACGATTTATCATTTTCTAAATATAACATGTGATACTTCCAATTTAATTTTTTTATTACATTTTTTACAATTGTATTTTTACCAGTCCCAATACCACCACTAATTATTAATCCTGTTGATACATATGATGGTTTTGATTCTAATGATTTAACACCATTAATATTACTTAAATAATCAAGTGGAAATTGCTGCAACCAATTTTCTATTTGATTTTGATATGATTTATTAATACCATATAATTTTGGATCAAAATCCTGTTCATACCAAATATTGTTCATCTTATGATTATAAATGATATTTTAAGTTTAAATGAATAATTTATCAAATTTTTCAATAAGTGTGATAATAAAATATATTAATTTTACTGTTAAGTGTATTTATTAATACAAATATAATTAAAAATAATCTAGTGTTTTTTATTTTGTTTTTTCTAAAAAATATTATTTATATAATATATATACAATGAGTCGCTCACATGAATTAGATAGAACACCAAATTCCGTAAAAAATGAAGTCGATCGCTTAATTAGAGAAGGAAAATATCAATTATCACCAGCAGAAGCCGTTAAACTCCGTGAAAAATTCAAAGATTCTGCCATGTTTGAACTTGTCATGGAACACCTCAACGAATCCCACATCAAAGTCTTAAACGTAGCCAAGAAATACTACAAATATGCCCAAACCCAATTATTAGGTGGTAACAAATCAATTGACTACGTCTTAAAACAAGCCGTTCCTTTTGCCAAGAAAGTACCATTAACCGATGCTGAAATCGATGCTTTCCGTCGCTTAGTCGAAGAAATGATTGAAGGTAAAATCCCATCCGAATCAAGCACCTACAGACACATCTCATCTGTTGGTTCCCTCTTCGGTGTCTCCAGCGTTGAACAAGTTGAAAGCATGAAAGATAACTTATCATCTGGCGACTTTGCTAAAGTCCAAGACATTGTTCGCATGGAAGCTGAAAACAAAGTTGCCTACCAACAAGTTGTTTTACAATCTATGCAATACCAAGACTGTGACTTAATTGCTCTCTCAGGTAAATATGACCAAGACAAAATGGATGCCTACAAACACGTCCACCCTTTAATTGCTGCCTTATTCTTACCTAAATTCGATGTACTCGAACGCACTGTTCTCCATGCTCACTTAGCCGGTATTGTACGTGCTCGTTACAACCGTGAACCCCTCGTCAACCAAGTAGACAAAGAATTATTCGACAACATCATCTACACCAACAGACGTGAAGTATGCAGCATGAACCCTGCTGATGACTTAGCCAAACGCTGCAAACTCCAACATGCTATCTGGGAAAACGTCTTAGCCCTCCGTTCTGGTCGCTACTACAATGTTAGACAATCATTAGTACCATCATTAGATGAATGCCATTTAACATACGTCAGCCCTACTAACACTGTAGTTAACGATGAAGGTGCTAACTTAAGACGTATCTTAGGTGCTTTCGGTCTCAATACCATCTTATTCAAACTCAAGACCGACCCTCAAGTTGCTGCTACTGCCATCATCCCTGATGCTTCTCTCTTCGTCCCAACAATCCGTGAAGAAGAACGTACCAGCTTTGATGCAGTCATCACCATTGATATGGCTGATTACAGAATGAGAAACGGTGCACCATACAGCTTCCAAGAAGCATTATCACAAAAGACATACTACCTCGACGAAAAAGACCGCTACGTTGCCGTCCAAACCGAAGTCATTGGTGTCTACAAACTCTTATCATTCTTTGTACCTCGTCGTAAAACATCTGTTGTACACAGCCAAGCTGTTGCACCAGGTGGCATTGCTGCAACAATGATTAGCTTCAACCAACTCCCACTCACCATCTCTGGCCTCAGCGAACTCAACAGCTACCCTGTTGATGCTCCTGATACCATTAGAGCCGGTAACTTTGTTTTACGCAAACGCTCTGTCTTAGTCAACGAAGTAGTTATCTACACTGACCCATCTAACGTTAATAACTCAACTGAATTAGTTACATCCACATCAGCAATTGTCTACTGCGAAAAAGAACCCAAATGCTACTACTACAACCCTGTTGGTGTTACTAAAGGCTACAAAGTTGGTAATGAAGTTGGTGTTCCCGGCCCAATTAGCCAAATTAATGTATCTGGTGACCCATCTGGTTCTAATACACTCACTGCTCAATACATGGAACAACACCAAGGTACACTCTTCTTCTACCAAACTGCTGAATAAACAAATTAAAAGTAATAATAAATTAACAATCAATAATTTATTATTAAACTGAAACAAAGTAAATTTTATAATTAAAAATATATTATACACTTGCATATCTATCATCGATTCTATTATCTGGTATAAAGTAATCAGAACCTTCTGCTGATGAATATAATCCATTCTTTTCATTAGGGAATGTTTTAGCTGGTACTCTAGGTTTTAATGTATTAGGTGATAATAAACTGTTACGAATATAATATGGGTCATCTTGGAAGATAGATGCACTTGGATACCAATTATGACTTGATGTAGGTGGTGCACTTGCATCTCCAACTGCTACTGCTGAAAGATCTGTGTATCCTGGTGTATTACCTCCATATGAAACACCTTGTAATTTACCACCAATTTGATATTGAATTGGACTTTCTGGGTATGCAGATGGTGCAACAGATGGTGTTCCATTCATATGTATTGATGAATTAATTGCATTTAAATTGACTTCAGGTGGTAATACATCATTTAAGTCACCACTGGTTGAATAATAGAATTTAGATGCCATGTTTGGTAAGTATACATTTTCATATAAATAATTTGGTGATGGTAATCCAGCTACTGAACGTAATCTACCATTTGATGATGGTAAAGTATTAATTTTTCTAGGTGTTTGTACATCATTTAAATAATTTAAATATACATATAATTCGTTAATGATTTTTGGTACAGTAAATTTAATTACAATATCATTTAAATCTTTTAATTGTTCATTTAATGCATATCCTACATTTCTTGTTTCTAAATAATATAAATAAATCATTACACCTCTTAAATCTTGTTCATTTTGGTATGGAATTTTATATTTCTTTTCAGTAGTAAGATAAACTTCATTTATTATTCTTTCTTGTAAATATTTTATGTTTTCTGCTGAAAAGAAAACTTTTCTTAATTTATCAATATTATCTACCGCTCTTGGTTC